CCCCGCCCGCCGGCCCAGCCACTCCCGCGTCACCCAGGGCGTGATCCCCTCGCCCACCTCTCCCCCACCCGCCCGTCCCCGGATCCGCGCCCACGGCGACGCCGCCCCCCCCCCTCGCGGGGCCGGGGCCGCCGCTGCGGCAGCGGCCGCTCCCTCCTCCCACGGTCGCATCGCCGCCGGCAACATCGGCGCCGGCGCCGCCCCCCAGGGCGTAGGCGCTCCCATCCACGGCCGCCCCCCACCCGCAGCAGGGGGCGCTATCGTCGGCTGTACTCCCTCCAGGAATTGCGCATAAGAAGGCGGCGCAGGCCCCACTCTCCCGCGCCCTGCCCTTCGTCCCGCCGGTACAGGCCCCGCCCCCGCCGCCGGCCTGACCCCCCCCACCGGCCCCCGCGAAACCTTCCGCCACCACTCCCCAGGCGCACCTCGCTCCCGCCGCTTCCCTCCGGACGACCTCCTCTTCGCCTTAGCCATCTACATCCACCGCGTCTGTGGTCTCCACCGCCGCCCAAACGTCTGCACGTTCGCCACCTCCTGCTCCATCTGGTGCCGGGCCTGCTCCATCGCCCGCTGCTGGGCCAACTGCTGCTCCTGGAAACCCTGCGCCCACATGTCCGCCTGCTGCTGGTGCCCGAACTGCTGCTCCTGGAAACCCTGCTGCCACTCGTCCATCGCCTTCCGCCAGTCGAACTGCTGTCCCCACTGCCCGGCCTGCGTCGCCTGCTGCATCCACGGCAACATCACGTTGAACCAGGCCATCGCCTCCTGGCTCTTCCCCTCCGGCGTCATCGCCCATGGCGTCTGCTCCCACTGCGACCACGGCAGCCAGCCCTTCGCCCCCGGAATCGCTCCCGTCCACCCCGGAACCACCGGCGCGCCGCCACCACCGCCACCCCCACCGCCGCCCCATCCTCCACCCCATCCCCCTCCCCCAGTATCATAAGCCGGAGGTGTCCACGGCAACTCCCCGCCGCCCGGTGACCCAAACCTCCGCTCCGCCGCCCACTCCGGGCCGGTCGGCTTGCTGGGCGGCCTCTTCTCGCCAGGACCCCAAACCCCTCCACCATTCCCACCGCCAATCACTGCCATCGTCCACCTCCACCCTCACTCACTGTGCCTTGCTGCTTCATCAACCGCTCCATCTCCGCCTCGTACCGCAGCGCCTCCCCCATCACATCCCCGCCCCCCGCCTGCCCGGACCCGCCACGAGTACTCGCGGTGGACCGCCCTGCGAACTGCACCATCGCCCACGGCCGCCCTCGATGCTCCCGCTCGTACCGCGCCAGCACCTCGTCGTCCGTCAACTGCCCCTCCCGCCGCAGGTCCTCCACCATCGCCTGCACCACCGCCCGTGCCTCTGCGAGTGCCTCGTGTACCATCCCTCGCATCACTCACCCCCCGCCCTTCGAGGACCTGCCGGCCCCGGCGGCCCCGGCGGCCCCTCCCCCATCATCCGCAGCATCGCCCCCAGTTGCTCCGGCCCCCCCGCTCCCACCGCCTCCGGCATTGCCTGCGGAGGTACCACGCCAGGTGGCATCCCCATCATCGGTCCCATTCCCGGACCCCCAGGAGGACCTCCTGCAGCAGCACCTGGTGGCCCTGGGGATGGGCCGGGCGGTGGGGCCGGTGCCGGTGCAGGTGCCAGCGCCTCCGCCAACTCCTCGCTGTACTCACTCAGCACCACCTGTGCCAACTTCTCCGCCGTTGGTCCCTCGAACAGTAACAAGTCCCGCAAAATTTTCTTCATCTCATCCTGGGGAGACTGCGACGACAAACGCTTGATCCGCTGCAACTGATCCAGGAACGTCTCCCGGCTGATTAGTTTTTGCCCCACCAGGTTCGCCAGGCTCATCACCTCACCCGCCTCGTCCTTCGGCAGACTCGCGCTCAACTCCACCCGGCTGCGGTGATACCCGCCGATGTCCGCCGGCTTCAACCGCAGCTCCAACGTCGCCCCCTTCGGGTCCACCCCCCACACCGTCCAGCCCTCGCCCGGTGCATACTCCTCCGTCAACGCCAGGATCAACCCGTTCACCTCCTGGTACGCCCACTCCCGCACCTGCTGCCGGTGCGCGATCCGCATCAACACCGGGTTGTTCATCGCGCTCAGCGCGAGCCCGCTCATGGCCCCCACGGACCGCCCCATCATCGTCGCGCTCACCGTTGCGTCTTGCAATAATTTCTCGATCAACATGATCTGGTGGTCCACCGCCGGGTGCGGCCCGGGCGGCACCACGAATGCCCACGTCGCGTTTTTCCGCACGTAATTCACCGCCCCCGGACTCAGATCCAAATCTAACTGCTCGTCGTCCGTGATCAGTGCCCCGTTCGCATACATCTCGATGATCCGTTGTTTCATCGCCAACAACTCGTTCAACGTCGCCGCCAGCCCTATCGCCCCGTTCCTCCGCACCCCCCCCGTGATCGGGAACAACACACTCAATACCCCGTCCTCGTTCGCCAGCGGCGTCGCGATCCCCGGATACCGGATAAACGGCAGCCGCTTATACCCCGGCATCTTCACCGCTTCCTTCACGAACTGCCCCTCCACCACCACACAATTCGTCACCACCCGCCGCCTCACCTTCCTCGTCCTCGCCCTCTCCTCTCCTCCTTCCTCTGCTTCCTCTCCCTCTCCCCCTGTCTCCCCTTCCCCCACACTCCCAGACTCCTCCACCCCCACACCTCCCTCCGGCGCCCCCGCCCGCAATGCCCTTCTGGCCACCGCCACCAACCTGGCCAGCGCCCCCGCCGGCTCCTCCTCCCCCTCCTCCTCTCCGTCCGCGGACAACTCCTCCTCGACCTCCTCCACGTCCGCCCGCCAATAATCCACGAACTCCACCTTCTCGTCCAGCCACTCCTCCAACCCCGTCCCCTCCTCCGGCCGCTCCAGCAGGACCCCCCACTCCACCTCGATCTCCCGTCGCGGCCGCTCGAACGCGTGGATCACCTCCACGTCCACACCCGACCGCCCGGAAGGGGCGGCATACACCGTCCGCGGATCCAGCGCCTGCACCACCAGCGGCAACTCATCCTCCACCGCCTCCGCATCGTAGACCACCCGCAGCACCCCCTCCCCCAAACAGCACGCGTGCCACTCTCCCAGATTCAGCGCGTCCATCACCTTCCCCTGATACCACACCCCATATAAATACTTCTCGATCATATCCGCCTGGTCCGTGGCCGCCGCCGTCACCTCCCTCGCCGGCACACTGATCACCGGCGGCCGCGTCAGCAGCAGCGTCCGGAAACTCTCCACCACATTCCAGCAGATCGGCGCGCTGATCCGCCGCTCGTCCGGCTCCGGCCCCTCCTCCCAAACATCCAATAAGTAGAGCTTTTCGTACTCGGACATGCGCTCGTTCCGAGTAGACCACCTGGATTTCAGCGCGTTGTATCGGCTCTCCACGAACTGCGTCGTAATCTCTCCGGGATTCATCCGCCTCTCTCCTCGTCCATCCTGTCGTCAGTCCATACGACCACGATCCCGACCGCCCACCACATACCTCTATCCTCTCGCCGCCCTCCGTCTCTTCCCCGGCCTGGGCTCCCGCCGCACCCGCTTCACCAACCCGTACCGTTCCACCAACCAGTTCCGCCAGCAGTCCATCGCATCGTTGTCCGCGTCCTTCGGCTCCTCACTGATCACGTTCCCCTTCGTATCCAGCTTCCTCTTGTAATCCCCGAACTCCGATTGCGTCCCCGTACATCCCACGTCCACCAGCAGCCGCGCCCGCCTCGTCGCCGGATCTGTCAAAAACGTCTTCACCCGCACCACCCCGTCCAGCACCCGCCCCGCGTCGAACACCTCGAACCGGAACCCCTCCGGATCCCCCTCCTCCTGCCCCACCAGCGTCTCCCATACCTCCTGCGTGCTCTCGGCCGCCTGGTGCTGCCGCGACTCGTGCCCCCCCACCGCTCGCTTCACCTTCCCCCACCACTCCCGCCCCCGGCACAACTGCACGATATCGTAATGGGTTAGGTGATGCTCCCATATTTCATCGATCTGCCGCACCACCTCCATCCCATCCACCGTCGCCACCTGCAGCGCCAGCACCGCATAATGACTCGGATAATACCCCGCGTCCACCGCCAGCTCCACCGGTGACCCAGGATCGAAGGCCACTTCATCCACGTGGACGGGGAACGAAAACTCCGGATACACCCGCGCCGGGCTGGGCAACACCATCGCCGCCACCCGCCGCGCAAACTCATCCACCGGCAGAATCTTCCGCAGCCGCTCGATCTCCGCGTCCTGCTCCCCCCCCGGAAACACGCTCTCGTTGACCCACGCCGGGAAGCTAAACCGCTCCCCCTCGAACACGTTCGGCCCCTCGAAACTCGTGTACAGGTTCGCATACCACCCCACGTTATCCCGCAGCGTCCCCGACATCAACACCACCCCCCGCGTCTCACTCACCCGCGCCCTGGCCGCCAGAAACGCATCGTACCGGATCCCCCCCGCCTCCACCAACGCCACCACGTCGAACGCCCTCCCCCGCCTGGTCAACTCCTCCGGCCCCTCGTGCAGCGAGACCGTCTCGACCTCTATCCCCCCCCTGGCCACCGCCCGCCACTTCCCCGTCTGCGGCGTGCTCTTCCGTTCCAACCCGCCCAGGGCCTGCAATCCATCGATCACGTACCCCATCTCCGCCCGGCTCTCGTCGTACTCCTGGGCAGCAATCGCCACCCGGGAACACCACGGCAACCGCGCCAGGATCTCACACCCCGTCCACCGGCTCTTCCCGCTCCGCTCCGCCCCCGCCACCAGGATCACCCGCGCCCGGCTCCGGTGCGCCGGCAACTGCCGCACGTGTGGACGGTACCCCAACCTCCGAAACACCGCCCGCTTCTGTGCCCACGTCGGCCATCTGCTCCCCATTTGATCTGCGTCCCCCTACGTCCCTCAACTCCTCCAGCAAATCCCGCCACACCGCAGCATCGCCCCCTGCGCTTTTCACCGCCGTCTCGATGTCCGCCCGATCCAGAATCGAAAGCGCTGCCTGCAGCCCCTTCCCCAGCAATGCCGTAGCCGCATGTACCTGGCCCGTCTTCTCCTGGCCCGTCTGCGTCATCCTCAGCAGTGTCTCCAGCGGCGAGGGGATATCCCCCTCACGATCACCTCGCAGCACCGTCACCACCACCTGCTCCGCCAGCTCTACCGCCGTTGGCGCCGCCCTCCTCATCCGCTCCGCCGCATCCTCCACCGCCGTCCGCAACCGCGCCGCGTCGTACTCCCGCTGCGCCTGTGCCAGCACCTCCCGGAAGAAGGGCTGATGGTACCAACCCCGTCGAGGGCGATAGTACGTGGACCACGCACAAATCCGATCCTCGCCCTTCAACAGCGCCCGCATCGTCGTCCCCTCCGCCAGCGCCCGCACCAGCCTCGGAATCGCCTCCCGCTGCCTCGGTGTCAACCGTCCCATCTGGGTCAATAATTCCGCACTAAACTCCTCCCGCAGGTGTGACATCGTTTAGCCACTGCCTACCGCTTCCGCCGCTTCGCCCCCGCACTCGCCCGCCGCGTACCCGCCGCCAGGATCGCCCGCGCCCGCTCCATCGAGCGCACCACCTTCTTCTTCTTCTTCGACTTCGACGCCCTTCGCCGCCGCGTCCTCTTCCGTCCCGTCATCCATCCTCCCGCCCCAACATCCGTTTCACCCGCTCCTCACCCAGGTGCGCCTCCAGCACCGGCACCGGATCCACCCAATCCACCGTCCTCGTCAGCCACCACCCCCACCCGAATGACTCCGTCGCCACATCGAAATGCAAATGATCTCCCGTATCCCCCCGCCGATAATCCCCCAGATACCCCAACACCTGCCCCGCCTCCACCACCTGCCCCGCCAGCACCTCCAGCCGCTCTCCATCGAGGTGACCATACCGCACATACAACCACCGCTCCCGATGCTCCACCCGCAGCACCACCACCCCCAGCCAACCCGCGCTGCTTCCCACGTCCACCACCGTTCCCTGCGCCACCGCATACACCGGCGCTCCCCGCTCCACGTCCCCCCACGGATACCGGTCCAGGTTGATGTCGATCCCCGTATGCCGGTACCCCCCGTTCCTCCGCCCCGAGAGGTCGTGCCACACACTCACGTACCACGCCTCGGGCGGAAACTCCTCCGTCCCCACCGGAAACGCCCATCCCACCTCCCCCCGCAACCGCTCCGCCAGCGTCCGCAGATCTCGCTCCCCATCCTCCAACTCCCCCCGCGCCACCCGCAGCCGATGCGCTATCTCGATCACCCTCTCCACCGCGTCCAT